CAGGCAAGTGAGAGACAAAGCTACTTCTTCACACCTCCATTCGATGGCAAGACTTGTGAGATGTACTGGGGTAAGCAATCGGAATCTATTTACAATCAACTTAAAAATATAACGGATGAAAATAACAATTGAATTTGACAATCAAGAAGATGCTAAGTTAGCAATGGAGGCTTTCGATTGGAAACATACAGTAATGCAGCTAGACCAATTATTACGGTCAACTACTAAGCATAATATTTACCAAAATAGAGAGGCTTCAGAGGATGAGCATAACATGGCACATTACCTAAGAGAACAAATCAGAGAAATTTTAAACGATAATAACTTAGTACTATGAAATTATACGGATTTAACGGAACACAAACTACCTTTGAGATAAGACTAGAGGATGATATCGAGGTGGCATATTGCGACTTTACACTGCGACCTGACTATATTAAGATTCATTCAATTGAGTTTGTACATGATGAAGATGCTGATTTAGTTAACCTAGAGATACTAGCCAAGACGATGTATGAATATATTGATTGGTCAGAGATGCAACAAGACGCATTGGATACATATCAGCAAGTTTGTGAAGATAATTTAATGGACAATTAGTTGCGTATATAAAAATAATTACTATATTAGCACCCATGAACGCATCATGGTTAAACCACATATCCAAACATCATGCTGAATGGGTTAAACTCGTTAGGTCATGGGGTGAGCATGATTATGCTGAAGATATAGTACAAGAAATGTATATTAGATGCCTAAACTATACAACTGAAGAAAAGATAGTTAAGGATAACCAAGTCAACAAGGGTTACATTTGGTTTGTACTACGATCAGTATTCATTCTATACAAGAAAGAATGCTCTAAGGTTAGTAAGATTAGAATAGATGAATCATTTGATATAGAAGAAATATTAGATACTGAATGTAACACCAGCTACTCAAAGATTCTACATAGAATAGATGAAGAGAAAAACTCTTGGGATTGGTATGATGTAAAACTATTTGACTTATATTTAACAAGTGGTATGTCAATGCGAGAGATTGAAGCTAAAACGAATATATCACTTACATCAATATTCCACACAATTAAAAATTGTAAGAAAAGAATAGCTAAGGCAGTAGGCGAGGACATAGAAGATTATTTTAACCAAGATTACGAATTGATATGAATAAACAAGTAGATAAGTTCCTTAGAGAACAATTAGAAACAACTGGTATGCAGATGGTAGAAGCTACCAAGCATGATAATTTTAACCTAATGGATAATCATTACTTAGCTGCTAAGATGATGGTTATAAATATTTTAATCAACGAAAATGGCAAGACCAAAAAGTAAAGGACTAGGTGATACTATTGCTAAGATCACTGAGGCAACAGGAATAGATAAGGCAGTTAAATTTATAGCTGGTGAGGATTGCGGATGCAATGAACGTAAGAAGAAGCTTAACGAACTATTCCCTTATAGAAAAAACCAATGCTTACTAGAGCATGAGTACAATTGGTTAGTTGAATATTTCAAGACAACTACTAATGAAGTAACAGCGTCTAAACAAATGAAAGTACTTGAGATATACAACCGAGTGTTTCAGATAAAGAAACCATCTACAAGTTGTTCAGATTGTTTCAAAGACGTTCACAATGAACTTAAACGAGTAATGAAAGTATATGAAGAAGAGAATATTATTTAGTGTTCTACTATTGGCTGGATGTCAAGAAGAACCAATCGAACCAACTCCAACAACTTGTGAATGTTATCAACATCATGAATCACTTAGTTCTAACTTAGGAACGTTTACTTGGATTAATGACTATGACACTGATCCTTTACCTGAGCTTTGCGAAAAGGATAACGGGGTATGGATATACAACGCTAACTCAACACATAGATATAAGTATATTTGTCAATGAAATACTACATAGCGATAGTAAATCCTAACTTACACATGGCAGCATGGAAGACACTTAAAACAAATCTTAATGTTTTGGGTTATTCTTATGTAGTGTACTTCGATGTGAACAATAAAATATTAGAGTTTAACGAGGTTAGTAAAGAAGTGTTTACTGAAATGCAGTATAGCGAGAATTAATAATAATTACTTTTTTAATCATGGAAGATAAACGAAAGAATAACGGAGGGCATAAAAGCGCTGGGAGAAAACCTAAGGCTGATGAGGCTAAAGTTAATTCTTTATTCGTTAATGCTTTGAAGATTATCTATAATCAAACAGATGAAGATGAAAACAAAGTATCTTTTATTGTTGATTTATTAGCAACTCCTAGAGGTCAAATCTTTGTAGCTGAACATCTATTCGGCAAACCAAAAGAAACGGTACATAATCAGCATGAGTTAATTGATTTCGATATAAAGAACTATCTTAAGTTTGGTAACTCTAAATGATAAGTACAAGAATCTAGGTTCTGATAGTAGATATTTTATAGTAACAGGAGGTAGAGGTAGTTCTAAATCCTTTAGTGTAACTTCGTTTCTATTGCTTCTAACATACGAACAAGGTCACGTTATACTGTTCACTAGATATACCTTAGTTTCTGCTCATATCTCAATCATTCCTGAGTTCATTGAAAAGATTGAATTAATGCAAATGCAATCTAACTTTGTTATAACTAAAGATGAGATTATTAATACTGTAACAGGTTCTAAAATAATATTCAAAGGTATTAAGACCAGCTCAGGTACTCAGACTGCAAACCTTAAATCGTTACAAGGTGTAACGACTTGGGTACTTGATGAGGCTGAAGAATTAACAGATGAAGATACCTTTGATAAGATTGATCTATCTATACGTCATAAGGTTAAACAGAATAGAGTAATACTTATACTTAACCCGACAACGAAAGAACATTTTATTTACAATCGGTTCTTTGAATCTAAAGGCATTCAGGAAGGTGTAACACTAACGAGAAACGATACTACTTATATTCACACAACTTACTTAGATAACATTGAGAATCTAAGTAAATCATTCTTAGACCAAATAGAACAAATCAAATCGCATAGGCCTGAGAAATTCAAGCACCAAATAATGGGTGGTTGGTTGGATAAAGCTGAAGGTGTTATATTTACCAATTGGTCAATAGGTGACTTTATTAATACTGGTACTGTTGTATTCGGTCAAGATTACGGGTTTAGTAATGATCCATCTACATTAGTTGAAACGTCAATAGATAAAGCTAATAAGAAGATATACATTAAGCTTCATTTGTATCAAACAGGGTTAACCACGTCAGACTTATACGAGATTAACAAGCGTATTGCTGGAGATAGTTTAACTATTGCTGATAGTGCTGAACCACGTTTAATAAATGAACTTAGAGCAAAGGGTTTAAATATACTTGAGGCTGTTAAAGGTCAAGGTTCAGTTACTCATGGTATCTCAATACTACAAGACTATGACCTTGTAATAGATCCTGAAAGCATTGAGTTACATAAAGAACTTAATAACTACTCATGGCTAGAAAAGAAATCTAAAACGCCAATAGATAACTTTAACCACGCCATTGATGCTATACGTTATGCAGTAACCTATCAACTAGAAAACCCTAGTAGAGGAACCTATGCAATCTATTAACAACAGAATTAAACAATTTAAGTTATAATAATATGAATGTAGAAATAGATGTACCTTCTAAATTAAGTGACCTTACTCTTGAGCAGTATCAGGTATTTATGCGCTTAGTTGATAAGGAAGATTCGGATGAGTTTATTCATCAAAAGATGATTGCTATATTTTGCAAGATTAAACTATCTCAAGTAGTTTACTTTAATGCTGGTTCAATAAATGAAACGGTTGATCATCTTAATGGAATGTTTGACTACGAAAAGAAATTCATTCATAGATTTGAATTAGGTGGTAAGGAGTTTGGGTTTATTCCTAGTTTAGAAGATATGAGCTTCGGTGAGTATATTGACCTTGAAACTAATATAGGTGATTGGGATACGGTACATAAAGCTATGGCAGTAATGTTTAGACCAATTGTAAGGACTAAAGGTGATAAGTATGAGATTGAACCATATGAAGGAACAGCTACTTACTCTGAGGTCATGCTATACGCTCCTTTAGATGTTGTAATGGGTGCGATGGTTTTTTTTTACAGTTTAAGCAACGAATTACTGATGGCTACCCTTCACTATTTGGAGGTGGACACGCTGAAGATGGTTACTCGGAAGAAGAACAGTTTAACAAAGCATGGGGATGGTATCAGTCAATCTATGCAATCGCTAGAGGAAACCTTCAAGACTTTGAGAGGGTTACAGGGCTTAGGCTTTTAGCTTGTTTAAACTTCTTAGTGTTTGAAGAACAAAAGAATAAATTAGAGATAAAACGATTAAAGAAAAGAAATGTTATCTAATGTAGAGGATGAGTTGAATGCTTTTAGAAAGCACGTTATTACTGAGGCAAGGAAGAACTTGACTAGGAATAAAAAGAACGCATCTAAGACACTTTACAATGAGATGAGTAGCTTTCTTAAGGTTAGTAAGAACAGCTTTGAGTTATCGTTTGACATGCCTATTTATGGCGAGTTTCAAGATAAAGGTGTTAGTGGAGTAAAAAAGAAATATAATACACCGTTTAGCTATAAAAGTAAAATGCCACCTTTAGATGTATTTGAAGCTTGGATTAAAAGAAAAGGAATAAAGGGTAGAGATAAGAGAGGACGATTCATCACACATAAATCACTAAGCTACCTTATTGCAAGGTCAGTCTTTAACAATGGAATCAAACCGAGTCTTTTCTTTACCCGACCTTTTGAATTAGCTTATAAGAGATTAGGTGACGATATCATACAAGCCTTTGGTTTAGATATAGATGATTTTTTAGCATTTACTTTGAAGAAATATGAGTAGAAAAAGTATAGAGGAACGTGTTGACGAACTAGAAGATGGTAAGCAAGATGAACTAATTAGTGGTACTACTATCAAGACTATTAACGGTTCTTCTATTCTTGGGAGTGGTAATCTATCAGTAGGTGGCTCAGGTTTAGATAGTGGAGATGTAGTATTCGTTGGTGATATAACCGACCTACCTACAGCTGTGAGTGGTGTGATTACCTTAGATGATAACGTTACTTATTTCTTCACAAATGTATTAGACCTTGCTGGAGATCGTTTAGTGTGTGGAGTTAACACAACTTTAATCGGTGGCTCTTCTGAGAATTGTAGAATCAAATCAACGGGGTTAACGGGTACTGCTCTAATCACTTCGGTATATTCCTTACCTATTCGTAACATAACAATAGAAGCTGATGTGGCTTTAAACTTAGATGGTGATGGTACAACAACTGCGCTCGATTGGTTTGGTGTAAACTTTACTGATTGTGCAACGGTTGGAACGATTAAAGACTATACTAACTTCATCATGGCTGATAGTGCATTCCTTAACTCAGGAGGGTTAACGTTTGATGGTACTATCGGAACGGTTGGATTCAGTCAATGCCTATTCGATGTTAACGGAACAAACACAGCATTTATACTACCATCTACTCTGACTATCACTAGACGTTTTAGAATCATCTATTCATCATTCGTTGTTACGTCAGGACAAACGGGAATAAATGTAAATGCAAGTGCAGTTATTCCAACTGAAGCCTACATATTAGATACGGTAAACTTTGCGGGTGGTGGTACTTATTTAAGTGGGGTAGATGTAACATCAAACGATGCGTTGTTTATCAATTGTACTAACATCCCTAACTCAGCGGTGAATGGTCAGTTGTATATGCAAGGTAACGCAACAGCTACTACTATAAGCAACACAACAAACTATTTCAAAGTAGCGGGTACAACAACAGCAAGTGCTGACAATAGCAAATTTACACACGCTAATAATCGTTTAACGTGTGATGCAGTAGTTAGCCGAAAGTATCTAATACAATGCGATTTAAGTTTTACAGCTGGAATAAATAATATCTGCGAGTTTGGTTTCTATGATAGTCAACTAGCAGCGGTTAGAACACCAAGTAAAACCAAGTCAACTGCTAATGCATCAGGTCGAGCTGAGAGTGTAGGCTTCGCTTGTGTTGTTAGAATGACATCAGGAGACTACCTAGAGATTCACGCAAGGAATACAAGTGCATCGACAAACATAACAGTAGACCAAATGAACTTTATAATAACAGAAATTAAATAAAATGGCACTAGTAAAACTATTTGCACGTTCACCAAGAAGCGTATCAGTAACAGGAGTTGCTAATGACGATGTAAGATGTGATTTATACATATGGAACGATCCATCATCTATACCAGCTACCCCTACACTTGTATTGAGTAAGCCTATTCCATCAACATTAGCTACAACTGTTTATTTTAATGTATCACCTTATGTACGTAATTACATTGAACATACATCGTTTACTGAAATAGCATCACAAGCGGTTGTACCTGTTGCTAACTATTGCTACTGTACAGCTAAGACTTATTTGAACGGAACACTAAGCGCAACAACTGAGTTTATTTGCTTCGATGGTTACGGATATTTTGAGGAAGGCTCTAATCCTATTTACAACAACGTGTTCTTGAGTGCTGGTGATTTCTACGTTAAGGAGAATGATAACGGTGGTAGTGTATCAGTATTTGTTAACTCACTTACTACACTAGAAGCTAGATATACACAACTAGGAACAGGAGCAACAACTAACGTAGCTTTGTCAGGAGTAATTAAGCAAGTTCCAATGGTGCATACTTCTTACATCGCAACGGGTAACACGTTAAGCATATTCAACACATCAGGCTCAGTTACATTAGCAACATTTACATTTACTGCTCAATGCGAACCAAGATATACACCTATTGAATGTGACTTTGTAAATAAGTTTGGAGTATGGCAACGATTGATATTCTTTAAAGCAAAGAGAGATAATATAGAGGTAAGCGGAACAGATTGGAAGCTAATGCCTGATTCACCTATCTACAACACTTCGGTAGGTTATAATAAGTTCATGAATATTAACGGAAACGCAAGTGTAAAAGTTAATACTGGGTGGGTTGAAGAAAATGTATCTGAAGCAATACAACAGTTAATGCTTTCTGAGGTTATATTATTAGACAACAAACCTGTTAAGATTAAGACTAAGTCAATTGAGAAAGTTAAGAAAATCAATGATAAAGTTATTAACTACTCAATGGAGTTTGACTATGCTAATGACATCATAAACAACGTTATGTAATGCGGAGTGTACAGATATACGTAGAGAATAAGATACTAGATTTATTTAGTGATGAACAAATTGTAGTCAACTCAACCGTTCAGAATATTACTGATATCGGTAAGGTATTTACTGACTTTTCTCAAACGTTTACTATTCCATGTTCAGATAGAAACAATCAAATATTTGAGTTCTATTTTCAGAATGATGTTGACAATCAGATTGACCACAACCGAAGACGAGATTCAAGAATAGAGATAGACCACATTCCGTTCAGAACGGGTAAGATACAATTAGAAAAGTCTGAAACTAAATCTACTAATGGAGAAAGCTATACAGTTTCATTCTATGGTGATGTAGTAAATATTAAAGATTTAGTAGGTGACGCTAAGCTTGGTGATTTAGACTATGACACTTTAGATCATACTTATTCAGGTGCAGAAATTGAAGCAAGAATAGAAACTGATTTTAATACTACTGATTACAATGTGCGCTGGCCATTGATAAGCTCTAGAAGAGTTTGGCAGTATGGCAGTGCTGATTCAAACGATATAAGCTTAAACACATCACCAATAGATTTTAGTGAGTTATTCCCAGCGGTTAGGGTTAAATCTATTCTTGATATTATAGCTACTCAATACGGTTTAACATTTACGGGTTCATTCTTAGACACTAAACAGTTTAGACATCTATACTTATGGTTTAAGAACAAGGAAACATTTCAATTCTTTACTAGAGGAAGAAGATTACAGTTCGGTGAGAGTGGTGTAAGTACAGATATACTTTACGATAATAAAGTTAATTACAGTTATGTTTCACCACCTTCTTTAGTTGTTGCTCCTTATGATACTGCGTTCTCTATAAAACACTTTACATCAGTTCAAATAAGCACAGCTTCAACTGTTGATTATTATTTAGACGTTTACGATAATGGCTTTTATTTATTTAGTCAACTTGGGAATGGTACGCAAATATTTAACATTATATTAGAAAACAATACTATTGGTTTAAATAGGTCACTATCTTTTAAATTACGTTCAACAGCCTCAATGACTTTTACTAATACAGTAACTTATGAGTTACGTTATAGACTTATTGAGAATGGAGCATTATTTTCTGTTAGTTTTGTAGACACTTATACAGATTCATCTGATACATCTATAACTACAACAGCAAGAACTGATTTAGCATTCTTAGCTCCTGACATGAAAATACTTGATTTTATTAATGGCTTAGTTAATACATTTAATTTAACAGTTACAGGATCAGGTTTAACTACGTTCAAAATTGAACCTTTAGATGTATTTTACAATAGCGGTATCGATTGGGATATAACAGAATACACTTCATTTGAAACTATAACTTACGATAGGCCTAAGCTGTACAACAACATTAATTTTAAATGGCAACAGTCACAGTCATTTATGAATCGTGAGTTTTTTGATTTGTTTAAGCGTGAGTACTCAGACCTATCAGCTAACTTTGGTTATGATGGTGGTGACTATACTATTCAGTTACCATTTGAAACACCTTTGCATTCTAAGTTTACAAATACAAATTTACAAGTAGGTTATTGTTTAGGGACTGAACCTGAGTATAAGAACTATGTGCCTAAGCCAATGCTGTTGTATATGTATGATTACCAAGATGTAAACATTTCATTGTATTTTGATAACGGTACTACGGTAAATCAGATAACTGGTTATGTGCCATTTGGTCAAGATATGAACTTTGCACAAGAAGATTATACCTTGAACTTTGGCAGCGAGTATAGTTCGTTAAGTTTAGATGTTGTTAATAATACTTTGTACAGAGAGTACTATGAAAGTTACCTACTTAATCTTTACAATTTAAAGACTAGAATCGTAACTATTAAAGGTCATTTTCCATTAAATGAAATGACTTCTATTCGATTAAATGATAACATGATTATCAGAGACAAGAAGTACTTGATTAACGAAATGAAACAAAACCTTGTAACGGGTGAGGTTGAATTAGTGTTGATTAATAATTTTAGAGATGCACAAGATTATAACCAATCGTTTGAGATTAGTTGCGCTTCTCAGACTTTAGATGTTGCGTTTAGTTTATCACCTGACACAACGATAACAATCGGTACACCTTTAGAAACTCAATTTGCTACGCCTGATGATACTACTCCAGTAGGTGAACAAACAGTTGTATTTACTTGTACTGCCAATTCGTCAGGTGCAGTTAGAACAAATACATTTCCATTAACAATAGTTGTTAGGGGTATAACACTACCTACTCAATACATAATTATACAACAAAGAAGGTGTAAGATACCTAGAATATTAGAAGGTAGTGGTTTCACAAATCAAAGAGTAACTGAGGATGTACAAATAAGAGTTTCAGAATGATAAAGAATATTATAGATATGCTAGGCACATCAAAGTTTCACGCTACAAGTGAATCTATTGAGATTGCTAAAGGTAAATACAAAATACCTAAAACATTTAAAGAAATGGTTAAACAAATAATTCGTGAGCAGCTATGGAAAAGAAAACAATAATAGTTGACGTTAATACGGATGATGGAGTAAAGTCACTAAATAGATTAGAGGCTTCATTTGAGGATGTTTACGGTGAGGTTCAACCATTAACAGGTAGGATTGGCGAATTAGAAGACCAACTATATGAGATGGCTTCGGCTGGTCAGCAAGGCACACAAGAGTTTACTCAGTTAGCTGCGCAGATTGGTAAAATGAAGAAAGTCATCGTTGACGTTGATATGGCAGTTGATGGTATGAGTGGAACAATGTCCCAAAAGTTAGGCGGTTCTATTCAGGGTTTATCAGGTGGATTTGAACTTGCTCAAGGTGTCATGGGTGCATTCGGTGCTGAGAGTGCAAAGGTAGAAGAAGCGTTACTTAAGGTAAACTCAGCTATGGCAATAGCTCAAGGTGTTCAATCGGTAAGGGAATCTATACCAGCTTTTAAAGCATTGAATGCTGTGTTAATGTCTAATCCAATTGGGTTAATAGTTACTGCGTTTATTGCTCTATCTGCTGCTGCGATGTACTTTGCTACTAAGGCTAACGCTGAGGTTATTGATGCGTTTAATAAGTCAAAGGCAGCTAGTGAAACTTATCGTAAGCAATTAGAAAAGACTGCTCAAGAACAGAATAAAATAAACGATAAGATACTAAAAGATTTAGATCGTGAAGCAGCTAGACGTATTGCGATGGGTGAAGATGCATCTAAAGTACAACGAGAAATTAACGCTGAAAAGATTAAGACTTTAGAAATTTCAGTTGAACAAGATAAGGCAGAGGTAAGAATATTAAACAGCGAGAAAGAAAAGTTAAAGGCTTCACAACAGCAGACTAGAGAGAAACTACAACAGCAAATACTTGCAGCTAAACAAGCAATTATAGATGATAAGATTGGAGTATTTCAATCACTTAATATTAAAAAGATTGGTGACGCTTTAGCTCAGATAAAAGAAATTGACAAAGAAACCGAGAAACAACTACAAGCAACTAATGCTCAACTTACTGCACGTAACCAAGAAATAGAAGCGAGCGAAGATGCAATTAATGATTTAAAGACTGCACAGATAAGTTTAAATACTGAAAGTAATAAAGCTAATGATGAAGCAGCTAAGAAACGGAAAGAAGAACTTGCTGCAATAGCTGAAATTAACGCAGGTAAACTTGCGCTAGAAACTACATTCTTGCAAACTAAAAGAGCTACAACTTTAGCTAATAACGCAATTGATTTAGACCTTTTAAAAACTCAAGCAGACGCTGAGAACAAAGTTAAGGAGGCTAAGAGAAAAGAAGATGCAGATAAAGCAAAGGCAGCTAAGAAAGCTCAACTAGATGCTGAGTTAAACATGGCTAAAGCTGCACTTGGTACACTTGGTGAAATTGCTGATTTGTTTGCTGGAGATTCTGAAGCTTCACAAAAAAAAGCGTTTAATGTAAAGAAAGCTGCTGCAATAGCTACTACAACAATTGAAACATATCAAGCAGCTCAATCAGCTTACGCTTCACAGATGGCTATAACAACTCCTGATGCTCCAATACGAGCTGCTATTGCTGCTGGTATAGCTATTGCTCAAGGACTCGTTAGAGTGGCAAGTATCTCTAAAACTAAATTTAAAGGTGGTGGAGGTGGAGCTTCAGGTGGCGGTGGCGGTGGCGGTGCTGTCCCTTCAGCAAGTACACCAGCTAACTTTAACATAGTAGGTAACTCAAACACTAATCAGTTAATGGAGGGCTTACAAAATAACCCTGTTAAAACATATGTAGTAAGCGGTGATGTTACAAGCGCACAATCACTAGATAGAAACCAAATTAAAACAGCAACCTTATAAAATAGTTATTTAAAAAAGTATAGATATGAAAAAGCCTATTGAAAAATTTAATGAATTTTTATTTAATAAAATAAGTGTAGAACTTGCAACAGGTCAAGAAGTAAAGTCTGCTAGTGAAAGCGTTAAAACAAATATTAGAGTAGTCGAAGCCATAGTAGCTGATTACCTAAAATTAAAAACTCAGTTTGATAATAACGGTAAAATGCTCATCACAAACATATACGAAAAGACAGCTAATGACTACGCTGAAAAAGCAAAGCAATTAGGGTTAGACGCAAATGAAAATCCTAACTACAAAATATTGCTAGAAGAAATAAAAAAGGGAAAAGATTTGCATTCAAAGGTTGCTAAATACTTTTTATAATGGAAAAAATACAAGAAATTGAGTTAACAATAAAATCAGCTGACGATGGTGTGTTTGCTATTTCATTAGTTGACCAACCAGCAATCGAAGAAAACTTTGTTGCCTTAGCAGCTCAAGAAGTTGAGTTTAAAGTAGTAGATGAAGAAAGACGTATTGTAGTTGGTTTTGCTCTAGTTCCTGAGAAACGAATTTTACGTTTAATGGGTGGTAAAAAGTTTAACATATACTTTACTAAAGAAACAGTTGCACAAGCTGCTGAGGACTTTATGAAGAAAATGATGCTAAAGAAGTTTACAACTGATCACGAAGAAAAGGTAGATGGAATTACAGTTATCGAATCATGGGTTGTAGAAGATGCTAAACATGATAAGTCTAATCTTTACGGGTTAGGTGCTAAAGGTGGTGAATGGGTGTTGATGTCTAAGATTGATAATAATGAAGTTTGGGATGAAGTCAAAGCTGGTAAGTTTAAAGGATATAGTATAGAAGCTCGTTTCGATGGGTTTGAACAGTTACAAAGTAAAAATAAGGAAACAATGGAAGAACAAATTATTAAAGAATTGAATGCGGTGTTGTCAAGTCAGAAGGTTGAGTTATCATTAATAGATGATGTTGTTAGTTTGCAAAAAATGGTTAAAGAAAGAATAACACTTTTGGATAAAGCAACAATTGAAATAAATAAAACTGTTGATTTAAAAGATAAATTAATTTCATTAGCAAAAACAACTTTAACGGTAATAAATTCAAATTCTAATGAGGTTAACATACTTTTAAAACAAATAACTCAAGCAGAAGGTGATTTATTTAAAATTGCACGTGAATTAAATTTAAATGTACGTGAAATACCTGAAATGAAATTATTGTTAGAGTTAAAAAATGAAATGACTAATAAGGTTAAAAATGAATTATCAGGAAAGACAAAATTAGTAGAAGATATTATTAAATAACATTTAACCCATGCCAAAAATAATTAAACCAAAGTTAAAAGACTATCTAAAGAAGTCAGGCGGTGAGGGTATAGGCTCTTTAGTAAACGGTCACACAAGTACAATAGTAAGAATAGTAAGAAGTTGAATTTACAACAGAATATAAATTAAATAGTTAAATGATTATGAAAGAAACAATAAACACAATCCTACGCAAGGTAGGTTTAAAAGCGGTAGAGGTTATGCTAGAGCAAATGAAACTAGCTGATGGAGTTACTGTTATCGAAGCGGAATTGTTCGAAGTAGGTCAACCCGTATTTGTAATTACTGATGATGCTCAAATAGCTCTACCAATTGGTGAGTACGTTTTAGAAGATGAGCGTGTGCTAGTAGTTTTAGAAGAAGGTGTAATCGGTGAGATTAAAGAACAAGAAGTAGAAGAAGTAGAAGAAGAAGCACCAGTTGCTGAAGTACCTGAAACTGAGATGGCTCAACCACAAGCACCAACAGCTAAGAAAGTAATTGAATCAATAGTTAAGGAAACTCAGTTTGCAGCACAAGATGAGAAAGACGCTAAGATTGCTGAACTAGAAGCTAAGATTGCTGAGTTAACTAAAGTTGAGTTATCTACTGAGGCAGAAACTGCTGACACTATTCAGTACAACCCTGAGAATGCACAACCTGTAGAAGTATTTAGATATTCTAAACGTAGCGCACAGTCTCCAATTGACCGAGTATTAACTAAATTATATAAATAAATTATGCCAATTACAACTTCAAATGATGTTCTAAGAGCAAGAAGCTCACAGAATACAGTAACAGCTTCAACAACATTTACTGCTGCTGATGCTGGTAAAGAATACAACGTTGCTACAGATGCGCTTGTAATGACTTTGCCTTTAATCGATGCTAATAACATCGGTATGACTTTCACGTTCCGTAACACTGGAGCTGACGGTAACAACCTAATTACATTAGCTCCTAATGCTTTGGATGGTTTTAATGGTTCAATTGCTAATGCTGCTGCTGATTCAGTTGCTTCAGGTGTTGTTGATAAAGACCTTGTAAACACTAAAGCTACTGCTAACAACGGTGACTTCGTTACAATTACTGCGGTTGCTGCTACTAAGTGGTATGTAACAGGTGGTGTTGGAATTTGGGCTTCACAAGCATAATCAAATTAAATAAATAATATAAAGAAATGGCTACACAAACTAACATGACAACTACTTACGCTGGAGAATTTGCAGGTAAGTATATCGCAGCTGCGATTTTGTCAGCTAACACAATCGAATCGAACTTAATTACGGTTAAACCCAACATTAAGTATCGTGAAACATTAAAGAACATCTCAATTAACGATATCGTTAAGAATGGTGGATGTGACTTTGATCCAACGTCTACAGTTACATTAACTGAGCGTACTCTACAACCTGAATCATTAAAGGTAAATTTACAATTATGTAAGGCTGATTTCCGCTCTGATTGGGAAGCAGTATCTATGGGTTACTCGGCTACTGATGTACTACCTAAGAACTTTGCTGATTTCTTGATTGCTCACGTAGCTGCTAAGGTTGCTGCTAAGATGGAAACAACTATCTGGAGTGGTGTTAATGCTAACGCTGGTGAGTTTGATGGATTTGAAACTTTATTAGCTGCGGATGCTGCTTTACCATCTGCTCAAGAAGTTGCTGGTGCTGCTGTAAGTGCTGCTACTATCTTAGTTGAATTGCGTAAGATTATTGCTGCTACTCCTGACCGTTTATGGGGCTACGAAGGATTCGCTATCTACTGTTCACAAGCTATCTTTAAGGCTTACATCCAATCATTAGGTGGATTTGGTACTTCAGGACTTGGTGCTAACGGTGTTAACGCTATGGGTTCAATGTGGTACACAGATGGTTCTGTTTCTGTTGATGGTGTTCCATTGGTAATGTGTAAAGGTATGACTTCAACAGTTGCTATCGCTACTTACAAGGATAACTTATATTTCGGTACTGGTTTGTTGAATGACCACCAAGCGGTTAAAGTTATCGACATGGAAGATATCGATGGTTCAGAAAATGTACGTTTCATAATGAAGTTTACAGGTGCTGTTAACTACGGTAACGTTACTGATGTTGTTACTTACGGTATCACAAACTCAGCTAACTAATACAATTGATTAATTAACTTAAGAGGGGAGGTAAAGTGCCTTCCCTTTTTTAATATATAGAAATTATGGCGTGTGATTTATCATTAGGAAGATTGATTCCTTGTAAAGACACAGTAGGCGGATTGAAAGCTATTTTCTTCATGAATCAAGGTGACATGACAGGAGTAACTTACGATTCAACAAATACTGATGTAATTGAAACTATAACAGGTACACCAAGTGGGTACAAGTATGACCTTAAAGGTTCTGCTAGTTCATTTGAACAATCAATTGTATCTTCAAGAGATACTGGTACTACTTACTTTGAGCAGACTTTAAACTTGACACTTACTAAGCAAGACATTGCTACACATAAGCAAGTAAAGTTGTTAGCTTACGGTAACCCTACAGTTATTGTTGTAGATAATAACTCTAACTACTTCATGTGCGGTTTGAAGCATGGAATGGATGTTACAGGTGGGACTATCACAACAGGTGCTGCAATGGGTGACTTAAGCGGTTACACTTTGACACTTGTAGGAATGGAACCTGTACCTGCTAACTTCTTAGAAGCTACAACAGATGCATTGTTAACTACTGCTGGAGTAACTATTGTATTAGGTGCTTAATACTAATTGACTACTGAAGCCCTCACTATATTAGTGGGGGTTTTTTGTTTTTAAAACAGTTTTGGTGTTTTTTAGTTATTATAATATATGTTAATACTAAGAGAACAAGCTACGTCACAAACCTTTAAAATTATTCCGAGAATATTCTCAGCGGATAGCATGGTTATTAGAGATGAGCAGACAAATGTATCTGTGACGTATAATATTACAATTACTCAGTTAGACTACTATGCGGTTATATCTAATATCATTGCATTAGAGGAAGGTCACACGTATAATCTAACTGTATTAGATGGCACAGATGTAGTTTACTTAGATAAAATATTTTGTACTAATCAGAATGCTACCACATACACTATTAATAACGGTGAATATGTTAATAATACAACTAACAATGACTTTGTAATTTATGAATAACTCACATATATTAGAGCTTTCAGCTTATACACAACCTGAGATAGTTGAAGATAGTAAGCTAGATTACGTTACTTATGGTTCGGATGATGAATATTATAACTGGCTAATAGAACGGTTTAGAAATTCACCAACCAATAACGCTATAATTAATTCAATTACTCGCTTAATGTATGGGCGTGGATTGTACGCTAAGAACGCATCTAAGAGGCCTAATGACTTTGCTCAGATGTTAACGTTGTTTAGACCTGAAGACTTGCGTGCTAGTGGCTCTAACTTATATATGTTGGGGAATGGAGCGTATCAAGTAGCTTATAACAATGCACACAATAAAATTTTAAAGGTTAAACATATTCCTCAGAATCTATTGAGACCTGAGAAATGTGATAAAGATGGAAACATTAACGCTTGGTACTATTCCGATAATTGGGAAGATATTAAGAATTTTCCACCTAAAAGAATACCAGTCTTTGGAACATCTAATGAAAAATTAGAGGTCAAAGTGTTTGGTGCTTACTCAGTAGGTCGCAAGTATTTTAGTTCAGTAGCTTATGAAGGTTGCTTGGACTATTGTGTGCTTGAAGAACGTATTGCGGAGTACTTGATTAATGAAGTAGAGAATGGATTTAGCGGCACTAAGGTAATTAACTTCAATAATGGTGTACCAACTGAGGAACAACAAAAGATTCAAGCTAAGAAGGTATTAAATAAGTTAACAGGTTCTAGAGGTCAAAAGGTAATCGTATCTTTTAACAACAACCAAGAACAAAAAACAACGGTAGATGATATTCCATTAAACGATGCGCCTGATCATTACAACTACCTATCAACTGAGGCTAGAAATAAAGTATTAGCTGGTCACTCAGTTACTTCTTCCATGCTTGTAGGGATAACGCCTGATGGTCAAGGATTCAGTTCTAATGCTGATGAGATTGAGGTAGGAGCTAAGTATTTTCATAATGTGACTATTAAGCCTCAACAAGACATTCACCTAGATGCTATTGCTGAGATATTAGCGTTTAACAATATTAGCTTAGACTTATTCTTTAGACGTTTAAACTTGTTTGAAGATATTGAAGCTGATACTCAGAAAGAAGAAGAAGTTGCTTTGAGCTCACATGATAAACTTAGTGACGTTTTGTCACGCTTTGGTGAAGATGAAGATTTAAACGAATGGGAGTTAATAGATGAGCGTGATGTTGATTATGATAATGACGATGACCTTGATCTACAAGTTGCTGAATGGGAGGAATCATTAAAGCCTAAACAATCTTTACTATCTAAGGTCTGGGAATTTGTTAACTCTGGTGTTGCTTCACCCAATCAGAAGTCAAGCCAAGATAAAGAGATTGATGGATTCTTCTTTAAGGTTCGTTACGTGTACGATGGTAATAAGTCACCCGAGAGAGATTTTTGTAAACTAATGATGCAACGTAACAAGCTATACCGTAAAGAAGATATTATGATGATGAGTGAAACTGTAGTTAACGAAGGCTTCGGAGAATTTGGAACAGACACTTACGATATATTTAAATACAAAGGTGGCCCAAGATGTGGTCATAAATGGGTGCGTAAAACTTATGTAAGCGCAACTAAATCTATTGATGTAAAAAGCCCTAATGCTCCAACGGTATCAACTAACAAAGCTGAAAAGTTTGGTTATGTAGTTCGTAACCCTAAAGAGGTTGCGATGAAGCCTAATGATATGCCATTGAAAGGATTTAGCCCAAATAATACTAACTTACCCTCAGACGTAGCATAATGGCAGAAGCACTTTTAATTACTAATACTGATGTAACTAAGTTTACTGCATTAAACGGTAATGTTGATGTCGATAAATTTATTCAGTTTATTAAGATAGCACAAGATATTCACATTCAGAACTACTTAGGTACGGATCTATTTAACAAGATTAACGCTGATGTAGTTGCTGGTACTTTAGCCTCACCTTACACAACGCTTGTAAGCACGTATATTAAGCCTATGCTAATACATTGGGCTATGGTTGAATACTTACCATTTGCAGCGTATACAATTGCTAACAAAGGTGTTTATAAGCATGGTAGTGAGAATAGCGAATCTGTAGGCAAGGAAGAACTAGATTTCTTAATTGAGAAAGAAAGAAGTTTGGCTGAAAACTATACAAAGAGATTTGTTGACTATATGTGTTTTAATAATAATTTGTTCCCTGAGTATAACACGAACAGTAATGGTGATGTTAACCCAGATAGGGATATTAATATGTCAGGATGGTATCTATGAGAAAGCAATACAAACCAAAACAAGAAAATATAGTTAAGTTGACTATATTCCTAACTAAAATTAAAGAAGATGGCGGAAGTAAGAATTAGTGAAATGACAGCGCACTCAACAGGTGTGTTAGCTGCTACTGACCTAATAGAAGTATCTGAGGATTTAGGCGGTGGTATATTTGGTAGTAGGAAGTTAACAGGGTTACTATTGAACGGTGGGGTTGATTCAAAAGTATTCAAGTCTAAGTTTGAGCAAATAGGAACAAGCGCACCAACGTTGACAATTATACGCAATGACTTTGGCGGTACAATTACAACTTCAAGAAGTATTGCTGGTGGTTATGCTATATTAGGATTCAACTCACAATTAACAGGTAATGTTGAAATATCTTTTAATATGAGTTCCTTAGATATTGGAGGAGAAGTTTTAGCTAATTTACCCACATCTAGTTCTGTTGCAGTATCAACTTACGCAAGTGGAGTTCAAGCCGATGATGTAACATCAGCAGCTCAAACTTATGTAACTATTACAAAATACTTGTAAGAACTTGAACACTACCAAACTTTATAACGCCACTTTTAACAACGTCATTTCTTCCGATGATACGGTAAGGTACAAGTGTTTGATTGTAGGTACTCATTGTAAAGTCAACATCATAACATGGAGTATATTCACCTTGTGGAATAACAAATGTAAATTCGGTTGTACCTTGTTGAGCAAATTCACCAACGCAATCGATTTCTATTCTCATAGTGTCATAGATTCCCTTTTGAGATTCAATAAACGAATTGTGGATTTTAACTTTAGCAAGTGTTTGAATAGATTTAGGATTTTCAACTTTAGAACAAGAGAATAAACCTAGTACGGATAACAATAATAACTTTTTCATACAATTTAGTTTTTGACAAATATACAATAAAATGGCAGATAAAATAATAAATGTAGATATTAAGACAAATACTTCAGGAGTTAAGTCTTTAA